TGGTACCTGTGCCAGAGACAATAGCAGACCCTGACACTGTGCTAACAGTGCCTGTTGTGTATATCATGATTTATTTCCTAAATTTATTTTTTTATATGTGAATTATCTTTGCAATATATTTTGTCAAACATATCAGGGCTAACCCAACCGCCTTGCCATAAACCTGCTTTACCGTATCCAAAATACATATTATTATCATTATTATAGCGACTTAATTTAAAACTCTGATATTTTTCAATAGTCTGAATTTTAATTAAACCAACACACTCCACTGTCTGATAATTTATAGGTTTTCTATCAACACAGCCTGAAATAAATACCGCAATAGATAATAAAATTATTTTTTTCATAATACCTTCTTAATATCGCTCACATCTATTATTAAGCAAGTAGATGGAAATCTAGATAAATCACGATTTGCACTGCCTGTGCTCCAAAGAACAGCTTCTTTATATCTTACTTGTAACGTATTTCCCACTCTTTTAATAAAAGTATCCATCCAAGCCCCTTCAAATCCATCTTCCCATATTCCTCCCATTCCGCCACCAAAAACGAAAGCTAAATCTTTTATATTTGGTAATTGATAATCAATATCTTCTTTCCATGATGCAATAAAATATCCTACTATTTTTAGCACCCCCCAATTAGAGTTATAAACAGTCTGTTTTGTACTACTATTTTTTATAACGACTCCATATTTTTCTTTAAAAATATTATTCGGAAAATCACCAAATTCAAATACATCAACACTACCCGAAGAGTCATTATAAGGTTGGGATATCTGGATATTTTTATCACTTCCTTTTATGGCTCCCCCAATAACTTTAACAAAAACATTATTAGGTGATACAGCAAATAACTTTGTAGATAAATGTGGGGTAATCGGTAATTCAGTATAATATCCTTGATTTCCAGATACTATCCCACCTTTCATTACAACAGTCTGCTTTCTAATACAGTTCATAACCGTATTAAAGCTATCTATTTGAATATGACGATCCTTTCCTTTTATAATAATGCCATATTTACCCATCAATATACTCCATAATATAACCTAATGATGTCATCATATATATCGATTAAGCCATTTCTATAAACATTATCGAGTTCAAGAATAATTACCCCGTTATTAATATTTAAAATAACATCTCCAGCTAACCCCCTCATAAAAGAAGTTCCAAACCAAGCAAATACTTCTCCATATTTATTTAGATCAGAATGGTCATAACTAAAAGTTTTTTTAGTCATAAGTGGTATTGGAGTAATATCATGCCAACCAACAATTCGTCCAACCCTATCGGATGTATTTAATAAATTAATTCCATATTTTTTAGATTTGATTACCATGCCATAATTATCGCTCATTTGTGATATCACCAATAATAACAACATTATACCCAGTTTCGTCTTTTACATATAAATTTTGATTGGTTAATGTTGTCCCTCCATTACCACTCGTAAAGCGAAAAACATTGTTTTTAGCATCCAATAAAAAGCCATTCCCTTTATCAAATCCTGATGATTTAAAATAATCGAGTACCACTAATTTTTGTATCCACGCTTTATCCATTAAGGCTTCATGAATAACCACCTGTCCATTCTTCACGATAAACGGTGTCACCACTTTGCCATTTAATGACGATATCACTGCAAAGTTTTGGGCATTGACCAGAAATTGGCTATTTCCTTGTGCATTAAACCCTAAGCCAATGCCCGTAATGACTTTATTCCCTTTGCTATCTTGCTGAACTTTCATTGTCCATGATGCGGAAATTTTGCCATTTATGTCGGTGACCACTTTCGACGTTTGTTCGATTTTGGCTGAACTTGTACCCACTTGGCTTTCAAGGCGAGTGACTTGCTGGGCGGTAGAGGTCACTTTACCTGAGACCTCAGTCACCTTAGTTTCAAGTTGGTTTACCGCATTCGCCGTTGCATTGGCTTTCTGTTCGCTGGACTTAGGTACTTCATTCGCCACAAATCCTTTTGGTGCCACCGATTGTTTGTTATTGGTATAAGTGCGGGTGATAATTTGATGGTTAACACTTTTATGCTTAGTGAGCTGATATTTAGCCCCTCCTCGCAAATAGATATATTCCACAGAACCATTCGTTAATTGAGCTGGCCCCATCACAGGGGATTGATTTGTCCATCGCCAATCAAAATTATCAATGATGCGGTTTTCAGACTGGGTTCCCCATCCAGAACCACTCACTTGCCATTCCACAATCATGGCAAAACCTTTGGTATTGTGAGTCGCATAGCTCGGTTTATTGTCTCTATATTGCCCTAATGTCCTAAAAACCTTAAAGGCATAACGTCGAGAAGTTACTAATGGCAAAATAATCGGATAATAGGTGTTTTCATTGAGTTTAGATAAATCTAAATCCACCACCACAGACTCCGTTAAATCGGCTTTCACTGTATCTAATTTGCTGGATAACGTTTGTACCTGAGAGGTTGCAGACGTCACTTTGCCATCAATATTAGATACTCGCGTATTTAACGCATTCACCACACTGCTATCAGCTTTCCCCTTAAGATTTGAATTGAGCGTTGAAATCTCTTGCGTTTGTGCTTGCTGTTTCGAGGTGAGGGTTTCTAATGATTTATTAATCGCTGAAACATTCCCATTCATCCGTGTTTCCAGTGATTGTCGGGCTTTCGCTTCTGCTTGGTCGCCTGTAACACGTGCTTGTTTCTCTGCGGAAATGAGTCCTGCGGTGACTTTCGATAAATCATTACCGGTATAATCACCACGAAGTTGAGTGGCTAAGAATTGGCGTTGTTGTGCTTCGGTTTTATCAGTCTCAATACGTGCTTGTTGCTCTTGTTTAATTGCGGCTGCCTGTGCTTCTGTTGCCGTTGAAACTTGATTTATCCGCTCAGCCAGTAATTTTCCTGCCTCCTCCCATTTTTTTTCACTTTCTTCAATCGTCGCGCCTTGCCTCATTGACTCTTCTAAAAGCTTGTCGTGATTTATCCTCATTAACTCATGTAATTCAGTAATATCGATTTGGTTAGCTTTACTGTTAATTTCACCCAATAAGTCTTGTGCGAGTTGGTCTCGGCTGATTTGCCCCGCTAATTCATCAAGAAGCAACTCCGTTTGAGCTGAGCAAACACCAGAAGCCTCCACAAAAGGTGATTTGCCATAGCTGTTGATTGTTCGAACATAAAAATAATACGTATGTCCTGCTTTTAAATTCTCTTGCGTCCAGAAATTCCCTTGGCCAACTTTGTTTGTTTTGGTGATCACTTCATTTTCAGAAAGATTAGCGAGTTTTTCCTCACTAAACCAAAACTCAAAGGTATAACCCAAGACAGCACTATCACCTTGTTTTGGCGAGACGGTGAGGCTGAACATTCCCGAAGTAACATCAACCTTAATGGGAGCTGGCGGTGCTTGGATAGCAAAATCACTGATAGCGGGTGCCGACATTGCCCCCGCCATATTCGTCGCTCTAACTTCAACACGATAAGTTCCTCGTGCTAATCCGTTAATATCAACGCGCTCACCCGGCACCTGAATAGATTGAATCACTCTACCGTTTTGAAGGATATTAACCGTGTTGTAGCGCACATTAGACGCCACATTCTGCCAAGAAAGCATACCTTGAACAATGTCACTGACTGCAAGTGGAACAAAAGCAAGATTAATAGGGGAAGCAACACCGCCAGTGGGTAAACTCACAAACGGCGGACGCTCAAACGGTTTACCAATCACATCTTCATATAAATAGGCACCATCCTCTTCCAACGTTAAAGCCACACCGTCTAATGCATGGAAAGACCATTCGGCAATACGGAATTCCAGCCCACTAATCCCCAAAGAAGGTAATGCTAAAAGCACAACTTCCCCCGGACGATAAGCATAGCCGTCTAAGTTCATCGTGAGTTGAACCCGTCTTCCCGCTTTCTTTTTGCGAAGATATTGGCGAGCTAATCGTTGGGCTTGATAAGGGCTGGTGACAAAACGATAGTCGATGTTCTCCCGAATTTCTAAGCCATCCTCTTTCACCCATTCGTCCACAATCACAGGCGTGAAATCCGTTTTTGTGTACAACTGTTCGGCATCAATAAACGTGCCATACACCGCATTGGTCGCGTCTTTTAATCCTGTTTCAGGGGTACACGTGACGGTGCCAATCAATTGTGATTCGGTAATGGTTTTTATTGCCGGCCCATAATAAGCGCCGATTTGAATACCGTGTTTTCCTGCGGTGAATGTTGGTTCCGCGTTAATACATTTGTGCATCGCCTCCAAGACACTGGATGGACTCTCATTTAAATCATAGGCGCCATTAAGGGTATATCGCGGCTCAAATCCGCCTTCTGGCAGACTCACTTTTTCATCACATAAATCGGCTGCTTGTTTAAAGCTGTCAAAATCAATATCCGTATCAGGTACTTTTAAATAATGGCGGTAATAATCCAAAATCACTAAGGCCCCATTATTACTCCACACGCTTTGCCCAGTACGAGGTTCAAACAGATGTTTTCCCCAAACTTCACATTTCACATTGGGTAATCCATAAGGGAATTTTTCTTGGTCAAATGTGAGTGTCACACGTAACCATGCCATACCTCGACCAATCATATCCTCTTTCCATGACGGGCAGTTTTTAAGCATAAAGGGATCGACATCTTCCCTGCCGTTATGTAATTCCCATGAGGCTTTATCACCAAACGTCTCAATTAAATCGTCCCCTAACCAAATCTTCCCGATTTTCTCTATGGGGTGTCCAGCAAGAGCCAATGCCAGTGTGATTTTTTCATTTTCATCTTGTTCGCCAGTTTCTTCCTCTGCAAAGAAAAGCAAACCCGATATCACTGTTTTTCCGACAATTACGGTTTCAGGTGCAGACGATGAACGTAACATCTGTTTGCGTTCACTGGTATCTCGATAATTCATGGAAGGCAGTTTAGGCTTAAAGATAAGCGAACCTGCGACTTGCACCGCGACGCCTGCTGCCATCAGCGCCATGCCCATCGCAGAGGTGACGCCTCCAGTAAATAGCCCCGCAATCATTAAGCCAGCACCCACGACTTTTGAAATTAATCCACCACTCCCACCCATTATTCCACTCTCCACGCTTTGATTGGGTTAATCTGCACCGGCTTCACGCCTTGTGGGGTGACGCCCCAATAATGCCTCGCCCAGACCACCGCTAAACTGTCACCGTCCTCACCTTTGAACAGTACAAGGTCGCCACGCTGAACGCGCTCAATCTCAATGGATTTGAAATAGCGTGATACGGCTTTCTCTAAGGAGCCAAATTTAGATTTGAGCAGGTTGAAGGCTTCGGCTTTGGTTTTATAGTGATTGAGATAAGGCTTTATTGGAGAGAAACCGCATTGTGCGTAAATACATTCAGAGGCAAAAATACAACAATCAAATTCACCCCATGAAAAAGGGCGACTCATCGCCGCCCTTATCGTTTCGGGTAATTTAAGTGTCCAGTTTTGTTGTTTCATGGTATGTTATATTTCTTATTTAAAAATGATTTCAATATGTTATGGTTAAAAAATCCTTAGCCATATTGAAAATTTCTTCACATGCCCGTTTTTGATCACCATCATAATCTTTATTATTTTTTTTGGCTAACTCACAAGCCGCTGTTGCCTTGCCTAAATTAAATGAAGACTCACCAATTTTGTATACCATCAACTTGCACTTTTTCACTAATTCTGGAGTTTCTTTATCTTCACAAACTAACTTAGCTGTACTAATTAAGATTGACTCTGCATTAGCAGCTTGAATGCTAACTAAATGAAAACAAATCATAATGATAATTAAGTGAAATTTTCTCATTTCTAATCCTGTTACTTATAAATAAATGCAGGTGCATCTTTCTTGCTGCCCCAATAAATCGCCCGTTCAGCCATTTGAGCGACATAGCGAAAGATGCGATCACCTTGTCTTCGAGATGACCACGACTCATCGGTAAATCTATCGGGTAAACCGATTGACCATCGTTCGAATCGATTAGAAACATTAACACATACGGCATTTTCTTCGCCAGACACTACATTAATCGATGTGATTTGTCCGACAAATAAGACTTCAGCAAGCAACGGTTTTCCCTCTTCACTGATGGCGACCATCATCAACCGGACTTCGCGTCCTCGACTTTGCTCATTCATCACCATTCCCACCAGCGATTTATCAAAACCGGCTAATTTAAGCTGTAATTGTGGGGGGCTGGTTGTCTTATTTTCTTTTAGCTGACTGATTTCGCCTAAACTTCCTACACCTAAATAAGTTTCCCCCGCAATAATTAGTTGCCCAACACCGGTATGCGCACAGGTGACACCTGATTTCAAATCGAGTCTGGCGGCTAAAACGATATAAGCCCCCTCATTAATCGCATTGACCATGGCGTCAGAAAATGGATGATATTGCATTAGTACAACACCTCCTCAAAAGATAACGTGATATGGGTATACCCCAAGCGACGATGCTGAAATTTACCCTGTTCATTATCAACGAGCCGAAAAACTCCAAAAGGACGCTCAACCTCGAGCATTTCATTGACGGTAGGTGATGTTCTTAACATCGGCGAAATAAGAATAATGGCACGTCCTTGATTATCACTGACCACATCCGCCACCACCATTTTGAGTTCATTGCCCACAGTTAAGCGATCCCCTTGCTGTAACACGCGCATATTGCGCTTCCAGTCCTTTGTTTCTAGCCGATTCCCCAATTGGCTTGGTATTGCAATACGAGGCGAACCATACCCATAACGCCCTTTTCTTATCCAACTGGCTATTTTGACTCGCCCCGACATGCCATCCAATGAAGCCACCAGCGCTTCTAACTGGCGCGATTTCTCTTCATTTAAATTATTGAATGTCAGCTCACAACGCCAACGGCTTCCTGGAAAGCGCACCGTCTGGCTACTTCCATTAAACGGCGAGGTAAAGGTTTTGCTGTTACTCAATAATTGCCAGTTTTCCTGTGTGGGGATCACCTCTTTTGGCCATTCAAGAATAGACATTTAGACTCCTAATGTTCTGCGTGCTGCGCCATTACTTTGAAAGTCTTGTAACATCATCGCGTGAGCTTTCTGTGCGCCGGCTTCTGTCCCTTGTTGTGCGGCTTCTTTCATTGCTTGAGCAAGTACAGCGTCACCATTTCCTGTCACTGTAATATGATTGACGACCGTCATTTGTACACCACCCGCACGGGCTAACGTCGGTTGTGGTGTAACCGGTATTCGCCCTGCGACCGCCCCCACAAAGCCCCCCGAAGCATAACCTTGCGCCGCATGCATTAAGCGATAGAGATTGCCGATACCCAATTTAGCCGTCGCTTCTTTGGTAAAAACAAACTCACCACCATGTACAATCCCTTTAGGTTCGAATTTTCCTCCATGCCCCGTATAGCCACCGTAAGCATGCCCTTTGCTCATCCATCCCATATCAAAGCCCATTGCCTGCCCGCCTGCTTCAATGGCTTTGAAAACCAGCATTTTCATCACCATTCGAGTGATATCGGAGATCACCGCATTGGCAAAATCTTTAAAGCTTCCTTTGCCCGTTAAAGCAAAATCGGCTAATGCATCAGACATATTATTAAGGGCATTGGTAGTGACGTTTCTGACGTTTTCCATTACATCCATGGCCGACTCACTGAAATCCGATAAGCCTTGTTTTAATCCCGCCATCGGATCACCTTTCATGGCCTCTCGTTTCCTCAGCTCTTCCTCAATTTGCTGTTTAGTGAGCTCGACATTGCGTTGTAAGTTCGCCAGCTCTTTTTCGCCTAAATCCACACTGGCTTGCTGATACAGCACATCAATCTGACGAAGGGCATTAAGCTTTTCTTGCTCTGCGCGTGATTTTCCTATCAAGGAAGTTTCAAATTGCATCTGCTCAATTTCTTTACCGCGATCATAAGCAAATTGCGCAACCGAGTTGGCACGCGCTAGATCATCAATGGCTTTCGCTTTTTCTTTTATCGTCTCAATCGCTTTGGGATCGATTTTTAAGATGGCATCAAACTTATCTTTATTCTGTTTGATATCAGCTAAGGCGGATGTGTATTCATTAAAGGAAGAGGTAGTGCCATACAGCTGAATACTTTGTCCATCTGCAATCAATGAGGCTTGTTTTTTCTCTAATTCCGTCAAGATTTTGGTGTACTGTTTGGCATAATCAATGGTGGCTTTTCTTGGCTTATGTCTTTGAGCCAGTAACGCGTTTTGCGCTTTAATTTCTTCGGTCAAAGCCTCTTCATAGCCTTTTTCTTCAGGTTTAATTCCCCGTCTTTTCAGCACATCTTCCGCATTCAACTTAGCTAGCTCAGCAGGAGAAGCCTTAGCTTTCATGATAGTGCACCGAGATTCAGCAATAGAATCCTCTATTTTTTTCGCTATCACCTCGCTCATATTGGCATGACTATTTGCCGCTTCATCGGTCTTATTAATTAACGCATCGAAATCATAACCCAAGTTTTTTAATGTCACCCTAAATTGGTTAATGACACTCTCAGCCTCCTTTACTTTCGATGCATAACGCTGATATTCATCACTTTGCTTACCGTGTTTTTCTTCAACCAATGCCAGCAATTGTCGCATACTGGCTCGCTGACGCTCTAATATCGTCAACTGTGAAGCCACCTCCCCCATCGCTGCATCAAGTCCGATTTTTGCTTCTCTTTGATTTTGCGCGATTATCTCTTTATAACCTTCATGGTCACCCGTAAAACTCAAGTAACTCGAGGCATTTAAGCTCCAACCGGACTTCGAGTCTGCTGCCAATTTTTTAGCTTTTTCTAGAGATCCTTCGAATTTTTCAATCTGTGCATCAATACCTTCAGACAATTTGCTTATATTCGTCAGCAATGCTTGATTATTCATTGCTTTTAAGGCTTCTGTTGATGTATCTAGAGCATTGGCAAATTCGATCGATTCTCTTTTAGCTTGTTTGATATGTTCGCTATATTCATAGACGCCCATTCCAACAGCCGTTATTGCCGTTAACGCCAGTCCAACGGGTCCACCAACTAATGCCAATGTCCCACTTAACGCTCTTCCTGCGACCGTGGCTTGACGGCGTGCCGTCGTTAATGCCCGCTGTGTCGCCGTTTCTGCTATCAGTGCTTGTTTGTATCTTAAAGAAGCTTCCGTCGCTAACGATTTTGTCACAATTACTTTCTCTAAGGCATAACCTTCTGCGGCGGTTCCTTTCGCCACTTGATAACTCATTTTTGCAGAATTCAATGCCGATAATGCCGCCTCTTTATCCGCCCATGCCTTCCTCACGGCACTGGTTGCTGCCACACTGTTTGCCTCTGCACTCTGTAATGTGGCTTTGGCTTCATTCAATGTGGCTTGATTTTTTAAGTAAGTGGCTTTTGTCCATTGAGAGAGCTTTGCTACCAATGCTGTAACCGCAAGTCCTTCTGCGATTTTAGCCACCGTCGATAAGTGATTAGAAAGTCCCGCTAAGCCCGACGTTAAAAGCTGAGTCGCACCTGTACTTTGATTCGCTTCACCGATAAATTTTGTTATCGCCGATTGAAGATTGGTGAAACCTTGGCTAACCGTTGTCACGCTGGTAGCAAATTTTTTATCCACACTGTCGGCTGCACGTTCTAAGGCTTGAATGACTTTCTCAATCGTCATTTCACCGTCTTGGGCTTTCTTCCTTAATTCGCCCACACTGACACCCATTCCGTCAGCGATAGCTTTCGCTAATGCAGGGGTTTGCTCCATCACTGAATTTAGCTCTTCGCCACGTAACTGCCCCGAGGCTAATGCTTGACCAAATTGAGTTAATGCCGCTTGGGCTGCGGTTGTACTCGCGCCTGAAATCGCCACGGCTTTTGAGACGGTTTCCGTGAGTTCAGCGACTTTTTGCTGACTTAAGCCTAAGCGATCGGCATTATCCGCAAAACGTTGATAAACCTGTGCTGTGGCATCCAATGATTGATAGGTTTTTTGGGCAATATCATAGACCGCTTGTGTGGCTTTATTTAACTCAACGGAGCTTTCTGTCACCAGTTTTAAGCGGTTCTGTAATTCCGTCCAACTATCGGCATAATTAATGACTTGATGAATGGATAATGCACTTGCGGTGACACTCGCAAAACGGGCAAAAAGCGCCGAAGATTTTGCGGTTTGCGATACCATTCGCTCTTGTTGCACGGTGATAGCTTGAAGGCTGGCGCGAATACTTTGCCCAAATTGTTCTGTTTGGCGCTGGCTACGGTTGATCGCACTTGTAAAATTTGCCGTATTCAGCGTCAAATCAATATTTAATCGACCTAATGCGCCAGCCATAAAAACTCCTTAAAACAATAAAAAAGCCCCAATAAAGGGGCTATCGATATGCTAAGACTTGATCTGTGACCGCATCCCACGTTTCTTCTGCGGCTTTCTTTTGCCACATCGGCATAAAATCCATCAATTCCGGTGGAGACGTTTTCGGATCACGATTTATCATCGCAAGAAGATGCACCACTTGTGCCATCCGATAATCCTCTCGCCATAAACCAAAGGGTTGTTTGCGATAAAAGGCTTCATATTCACACAAGTGGCTTTCGGGCATTTGCTCGATTTCCGCGAGCGTTTTTCCCAGTGCCAACGACAATATCAGTTGAAATTGTCGTCGGTCTCCGAGTTTTTTTCGCTATTCCCCGCTTCGGCCGTAAACACCGCATTAGAGAACCCTTGTCCTAAACGATTAAGACCTTTTAAGTCTTCTTCATTTTCAGCATCAAAAAGCAGTTCCCCTTTTTCATCACACAACTTAAAGGCCAACATTCTGGCGACATCATATTCATCGTAGACACGATTTATCGCCTCGTTAAATTGTTCGGGATCGTCTTCGTCTAAGTAAATATCCTGCGCTTCGGCGAGCTTGATTTTAATTTGACGAAGTTTGCGCTGAATGTAATTCATGGTGCCAACATCCAACTCTTTGACATAAAAGGTGTTGTCTAAATAGGTAAAAGGCGTCACTTTCAGTGCTTGGTTTAACACTAATTCACGCAATAACACGTTAGACATAATCACTCCTAAGATTTTTTATCGAGAAGGGAGAAGAGAAATAATGAAAGAGGTGAATTAGGGGTTATTCCTTCGCATTCAAATAATCACGGCCAGACAATTTAATCGAGATCCCCGAATCCATCATTTGTCCTACACTGCCATCAATGTTCATACCTGTCTCGACGGAGCCGTAATAAAACATGGAGCCTTCATCTCGCGTTAAGACCATTTTCACTGCGAATTTTTCTTTGCTGTTTTCATATTTACGCAAGAGTCGCTGCACATCACTGGAGCTATACCGTAAGAAAAAGGTCAATTTAATTGAACCGTATTCCGTATCGCCCGATTCATATTCCTTGCCATCACTGCAAATAGTGGTGACATCAATTTGTTCGGTTGTCGAACCGTCTTTGCTGAAACTTTTTACCGCACAAAAGTTATTAGACCATTGAATACGTTGTGCCTTAACACTTGAAAAATCAGTGGGTAGCGTTTTATCACTCCAATCCACTTCGTCGCACAGGGTCACTTTGTTGCCATCAACCTGTGCAACAGGAAAACGTCCATCTAACTCCCCGAGTCCCGATAACATAATCATGTCATCGGCTTTCAGCTTACTATTGGCGATAGTAATGGTTGCGGGTGATAACGTCGCTTCGGTCACGGTCATCGCCTCTCCTAAGCCTGTTTGCACAAAGATCTTCGTGCCGAGGAAAGGCGTCGCTTTATGGTTCTTTGGCTTTGTCATATCCATTCCTTATTTATCTGATGAAATCATTAATTCAAGAACAAGCCGATGCAATTTGACATCCGCTTCATACCCAAAGACCGCATTCACCCGTTGTGCGAATGGGATCGCTTCAACAATCTGAGCCTCAATTTTTTTACGCAAGACCATAAGGGGTTGTGGCTGTGGCGCATACACATCAAGTTGCACACGATAGTTGTCTAAATCCGTATCCTCCAGCGCACTGTTAGGCGTGATGCTGGCAAACTGGATCACAATGGCGGGATAATGCCCTTTGCCTTCAGGTAATACCTGAAAAAAAACCCTTCCATCAACCAGCGGTGAAAGGGTCTCTTTTAATTGCTGTATCATGATCTCTACCTTGCTTTTTCAATATCCTCTTTGAGTGTTTGAACTATCACTTTAGCCGTCGCTTCCTTTTTCGCTTCAAAGCTGGGGCGCATAAACGGTTGTGCGGGCATCTTGGCGGTACCAAACTCGACAAACCACCAATAAAACGGATCATTCGGGTTCAATGCCGCACTTTTTCCCGTTGCTTGTTTAAAGGCAGACACCTTTTTACCTGATAATGATTTCACCCAAATGCGCGTTTTAACTTGCCCATTGCGCTGCACTTTCGTTTTAGAACGAATATTGCGCTTGATGGTGCCTTTGCGTCGATGCGGCACTGTTTCCTTAAGGATAGGCACTCGATGTTTGATTTCTTCTTTTAACGCCGAAGCACCTGCATTCATCGCCTTACGCGCGCTTTGATTTCTCGTTTTACGGGCAATGTCTTGCATTCGTTGAGCGAGTTCAGACAATCCACTGATTTTAATCTCACCCATCATTCACGCCCTCTTTGCACATCAATTGAAGCTCACGATGACGCTCATCAGGGTCAATAATCGAAATAATATTAAATATTCGCTTACCCCATACAATACGCATTGAGGTATCAATATCCGCGATATAGCGAATAAGAATTCGCGTTGTGGCCTCACTTTGTACTTGCTGGGCTTGAAAATATTCCCGTCCTTGATAAGGCATGATCGCTGCACGTACTTTTGTCGCATGCTCCGTCCAAATCACATCACTGCCACTGATGGCATCGGGTGCTAATACTGATTTTTGAATATTAATGGTGTGGCGTAATCGTCCTGCACGCATAAAACCTCCTACAACCCATAAATCCGGTAAGGTTGAAGTAGTGCGGTGACCGCAAAAGGTTGTGTAGAAAAAGCTTGCCCCGAAATTACCCCCTCACGATTTTCATACCATTGCGCAATTAATAAGAGCATTGCCGCAATCACATCATCCGTTAAGAACAAGGCTTCAGGATCTTCTTGTGCTTTATCCATCTCCTGAGTTTTATGTAATGTTCGACGCGTGTAATTTTCAACATATTTCACGGCGGAACCGATATACAGCGTCAATAAATTATCGTCATCCGTAAAATCAGGATCGATATTGCAATGCTGCTTCACCAATTCGAGAGAAAGCATTATTTCTCCTTTTTCGCCTTAATATTTCTTTTCGGTTCGGGTTCGGGTTCGGGTTCGGGTTCGGGTTCAGTAACAAGATATGTTTCTTCCTGTTCTTTGGCATAGCCTTTTTGGATTAACTCCCGTCCATGTTGCTCTAAGGTATCAATCTGCTCGCCTTCAAGCACCACTCGTCCCTCAAAATAAATGGCTCGTAAGATGACTAATTTCATATCACCTCCAAAGAAAAAGCGGCCATAAAGACCGCCTTAGTTACATTAATCACTTGACGTTGCTACCGTAAAATCACCGTAAACAAAGGCTTCTGGACGTTTGATCGCCAAAGCAAGACGCTCTTCACAACGAATAGAGATCATGTTTTTCTCAAAATCATCGGCGTTTTCCGTTGAAATCACCACATTCGTTTCTTCGCGATCAAAGAGCTGTGCACCCGCATTAAATGCCCCTGTTAAGAATTTCCCTTTAAACGCGGGGGTTTCTGTTGCCACAACTGGTAATCCCCATAAAGTCGGCCCTGTTAATGCGGAAGGATTAGCCAAAATATAGCGCCCCAAAGCGTCTTTGGTTAGTTCAATTTTCGCCCAGTCAATAAAGTGTAAAACGTGACCAGAAGCAGGGAAACGCGCCAATTGAGCTTGAAGCATGGCAAGCCGTAAATCATCGATACCGTTTTGTTTTTCAACCGTAAAGGAGGCTTTATATTGAGTGGCTTGTGGGATAATGCCGTGCAAATGAGCCCCAGAGCCATCACCAAATAAAATTTCTTGCTCTTCAACAAATTTCAATCCATAACGCATTTCTGCATCAATCAACGACTGCAACTGAGAAAAATCATCTAAGATTTGTTTAGACGCTTTAAACATATGAGCAATTGTCGTCACTGGCGTGATTTTGGTCGCAAAGGCAATGTCGCTATACGGCTTAGTGGTATTTTCAGGCGCAACCGCCGCCTTGTTGGTAAACCCCGTTTGCTGAACCCAGAAAATGGCGGGAGATTGCGTTTTACCTGACGCAATTAAGTCACGAATAAAAAGTCGTTGTTTCGGTGCAACATCGATACCCGACAATCGTTGTGGTTCAACTACGCCTTCGGCAACCCCCGTAGATGTTAATGCTGCCTGAACAGGAATTGAAACACGCTTGCCCTCTTGAATGCTGGAATTGATCTCTTTTAATACTTCAGCCGAGATCACTTGTTGACCAACACTTTTTACAACCTGCACCGCATTATTGAGTGGCATTTGCGCAACATGTTGTTCTAAATCCCCTAATGCAGCTTTCAGTGTTTTTTCAGATTCGCGTAGCGCATTTAGCTCGGTTGCCATTTTGTCTACGGCATGTTTCGTTTCTTCATTTAATCCACCCACTTTCTGCGCTTCTTTTAACGCTTCTTCAGCTTTAGCATTAAAATGCTGATTGGCTTCTTCAATTTTTGCCGATAGGTTTTTTAATAATTCATTTGTCTCTGACATAGTCACTCCAATTACTTAACGCAGGCAAAGGCGGTCACCGCCTCCTCCAATTTTGACAGGATTTCAGGATTAATATCGCAGGTAGCGCTTGGCATACCATTAGATTGGGAAGTAGCTCTCGGCATACTTCGGGTTAATGCACTAATTAGTTTTCGTCGTTCAGCACGAGGTGTGTTGGTTTTGGCAAGTAGCGCATCCAGTTTTCGGATCGCGGCTTGGGGACTTTCATCACCTTCGTCAATCACATCGGCAGAAAGTAGGCTGTCCGCAAATCCCTTTTCTATCGCTTCACTCGCACTGATATACGTTTCGTTGTCCATCATCTGACTCACCACGTCACTCGATTGCCCACTTCGTGCCACATAGATATCGGTCATCGAGGCATCAAAAGGGGCGAGATCATGAGCAAGTTTTGCAAAGTCGTGACGATTTCCTACCCCCATTGCCCAACAGTTATGGATCATTAAAAAGGCACCGCGCCCCATTTTTATTTCATCCCCTGCCATCGCAATAATGGACGCAGCGGAAGCGGCAATGCCCAAAATATTGACCGTTACCTTGCCACTGTGAGCACGAAGCAAGTTATAAATGGCCAACCCTTCAAACATATCGCCCCCTGGACTATTGAGGTTAACGACAATATCTTGCTCACCAATGGCACGAAGCGCGGCGGAAATCCGTTTAGCGGTGACACCTTCCCCCCAATAATCTTCTCCAACGACGTCCAATATCGAAATCGAGTTATCCGCACTAGATGCCCGAATACGGCTATTCCATTTATCCAGTGCTTTGAGTTTCAGCTCATAGCGAATCGATGCGCAGGGGCGATCCTCCAGCGCGACTGGCAACTGATTTTTTTTCATAACGATGACTCCTCAGGACGAGGTGGATTGGATTGAGATGGGGTTACAGGTTCACCTTCAGGAAATAACCAGTTAGTGATCTGTGCTTTGAGCTTTTCAGCTTCATTGTTCGTGATGTCTTTTCCGAGCTGATCCAGTGGCGTTAAATTAAGCTGAACCGTATAAATATCGCCCCCTTCAATAGGCGGTAAATTCTCTAACCGTCGAACATCATTTCGGCTCATCCAGCCATTTTGTAACGCTGTTGTGTAATAAGCTGAACGTCCTGCACTGTCTGCACGTAATAAGCCCTCAACAGAAAATTCC